AAGTATGTAACCCTCCCATCTCTTGTGCTAAACTTAGAGATTCCCTTACTAGAAATCTCTACATTGTAGTCTAACATCATCATCTTCATGTTGTCAACCTTAAAGACGTGTCGGAACTCACTTTCTGTCTTTCCAACCTTCTTAGTATAACGATTCATTGAAGAGTTCTTTGAGTCTCCAGCACCAACAACAATATTACCATCAACGCCTTCTACAATCACTTCTGGTAGACCAAGAACACGGGCTGCTTGAAGAACATCCTTTAGATTGTCTTCAGTGAAAATAAAACTGGCATCTACGTCCGGTAGAGTCAATTCTTTTTCTGGCGGTGTTACAATCATCGATGGATCAGCATAACGATAATCAATCGAAGTGCCATTACCATCATTAATATTAGCAGAGTTATCGTTTAGTTCCAACTCTGGTGCCTCCATTAATGATATAGCAGAAAGAAACTGTCCAAGATCATAGATACCAAACTGTCGTTCAAAGGTATCTTCGACCATTACTTCAGCAAGAACAGTCTTTTGTGGTGAGACTGTTTTAAGAACATTACCCTCCTTGAATAGAAGAGATTGGTTGATAGAAGAAAAGTTTTGTAGTACTTCAATAGTCTGTTCAGATAGTTTCATAATTTACCTCACTTTTTTTCATATTTAGAGAGTAATTCAGCATCAGCAGTTGCCGCAACTCCTACTTGTGCTAAATCGACGAGGGAACCACCAAACATGTAGGATCCCATATGTGTTAGACGCATCCAAGGACACATCCACACTTTAATGCCAATGTTTCTAGCCCATTGACAAAACATGTAATCTTCTGATAAGTATCTATTTGAATCTGGACAAATTACTGTATCAAAGAATGCCATGATTTTACGTGAACCATCAAAATGTTTAGTTCTAACGTGATCTGGTGTATATAGTAGTTCTGGATAGGCTTCAGTATATTTTTCAAATACGTGCCGTTGAATAATCATAAATCCAGTACCACCTTCTAGAACTTCTACTGGTTCATCAACACGGAGTTGATCAGTTCCTGGGGCTGGATTGAAAACAAAGTCTCCGACGAACTTTTCTAGTTTATTTGGATTTTCGTCAGCAAATCCTTTATCTACTGCACGTTTAATCTTTTCCCAAGCAATAGTCTTTTTTGGATATGGTGCACAAACAATATGTTTATCTGACTCTGGATCAGCGATAGCAGCCATTGCTAGAACGTCGTTTGGATCAAATCCAATGTCACTATCGATAAACATAAGATGCGTCATATCAGAACGCATAAACTCGTCTACTAGATAGTTTCTTGCGCGGGTGATAAGAGATTCATTGAAAAGATAATGAAATCCTAACTGTACTCCATAATTAGTAGCCATAATACCTAAATCAGTACAAGATTTTGAATACTGACCAGTACACATGGCTCCATACATTGGAGTACAAACCATAATCTTTCTTTTTCGCAATTCTTCAACTGTTACTTGAATTTCCACTCAAATTCTCCTTATCATGTAAATGTAATGCCATCATAGCATAATGCAAGACTTTCATCAAGTCTTTTCTATTGTAACCATCTTTACGTCCATATCGTTGAGCATACTTCAAAACGTTACCGATACAGAAACCCATTCCATGACCAGAGTCAAAAATAAACTCTGTTGCTTGAAACTTTGTCTGCGAGTAGTGTGCATCATATGTACTATCTATATAGTCTTTCAATTCGGAAATTAGACGGTCTTCGTCAAATTTATAGTCAATCATCTCAGACATAAGTTCACTCCTTCGTACATCATGTTTATATAATACCAAACTTTGGTATTTTTGTCAAGTACTTTTTAAAAACATCAAAAAGGAGTTAGTCTTGAAATTCCAATCAAATTGGAGTTGCGAAAGAAATTCCTTGTTGACGTTATTATTGATTGATTAAACAGCGAGTTTTTCGCCTACTTGACCAAGCATGGTCATTTTATTTTTATTCTTATATTTTGACATATTCATAATCTCTAATCAACTCCAAACCATAGTTGTCATCTTCCTACCTGTGTTAGATATCTTTCTTTTGTTTCTTCCCAATTCATGAAACAAATATCATCATAGAACAAAGTTTCATTTAGATTTGTTCTATCGTTTTTTATGAGACTTTTAATACGTTTTGATGCATACTTGGTCTTCCAAAGATTTACAAGATATTCAACACTCGTATCAAAAGACTTTACAAGTTTAGAATCATCAATTTCTCCTCTTAAATACTCACAAGTATTATTATACAAGGGAGAGAAATAGATACCACGATGATGTTCAGAACGAATAATCTCTTTAGGAATATTCAACTTAGAAAATGCACGGCTACGATAACGATTACGATGATCACGTTTCAACATAAGACCGTTCTTGTTCTTGGCCACATAATGTATAAAATATCTTTCTGTATCGTGCTTCTTAAAGAAACGAAGCATTTCTCGTTCTACACTCTTCGTCATTTCATATGTCAAAGAACCAGAAGAATAACCCATTTTCTTCCAGTGTTTTAAATTGTCATACTGACTTAGACCGCCAGCCTTTGATTTACCATAGAGACTGGTAGTCGTTACAGACACAAGAGTATTGCCGTAGTTTTGTTTCCACTGATTCTGTACAACATCAGAAAGACAAAGCAATGCAAGAAGTTTGCCACCTGTGTAATTAAAACCAAGAGGTTGGAGTGGCACGATAGTAGAACCAATACAAGTATGATTTAGTTTGCCACTCTTTGTTTTAAATTCACGATCCCAACCAATATAATTATCGCGAGGTGTCAAGTCAATAAAATCACCTGTAATACAAATAACACCGAGATACTTTTCAGTTATACGGTCACGAATAATATAGTGCATGTTACGGCCGATGTTAGAATTGTTTTTCATCGTACTTGTAAATGTGCGTATGCAGTTCCACTTGTTGATAGTTGATCCTGCACTCATATTCGTGTCAAGATTGTTTTCATCAGTATAGATCATTTCAATATCAAGTTTGTCGAAATCTTCTGGAGACTCTGGCATCCAGATTTTGGCCTTACATTCATGTATTAATTTGCGATGTTCTTCGTTGGCAAATAGATACTCTTCGCCGAAGATAGTACTTCTTTTTTCAGAAGGATATCTTTCGTGTATTTCAAGATACTTCTGATAAAGTGTATACTCTTCAACGGTCATTTGACTTACATTAGTTAGATCATCAATGATCATCTGACGTAAGTTAGATTCTTCTAAAACATCATCTTCTATTGGATTTGTGGCGAGCCAATCGTCATACTGTTTCTTTACGAAGTCTTCTTCAATCATTTTAAAAATTCTGCTTTCCAAGTTTGGAGCGGGTGGAGGGAATCGAACCCCCGTCATGAGATTGGAAATCTCAGGTAATGCCATTATACGACACCCGCACTATTATATATAACACATTTAACGAATGATGTCAATAGATTCTGGATTATTATTCCAGACTTCGATTTCTGATCTAATTCTTGAATCATTCTTCAAAGATTCAAATCTTTTCGAAGCCTTATCTTTCCACCAAGAGACAACACCATCAAAACTATAACGATCATAGTTATCCTTTTTGATAAGCGTATCCGTTTCCATGTTAAGATACTCTTTCACGTTTTCATAACCATAGTCTGACATGTATTGACGTTTCTTCTCTGTCAAACCTTTAGCATTATTACATGCTGTAGTAAATTTGTCAAGCTCTTTTTTGTCAAATTCTTTCAAAGAAGATTTAATAATTGCAATCATTTTTGTTTGTGTCTTTAACTTACGAGAAGATGCATCTTCTGGTACCAGACTTTCACCATTATTTCTTTCGATAAACCAATCACTTAAACGACGATAGTTTTCATCATTAATAAGTGGTGCAAAGTCCGAATCGGTATTACCTTTATAACGAAGAAATGGTTTCATACCGTCATACTGTGATGCACCTTTGGTAGATCCATAAAGAGAAGTTGTTTCAAACATGCAAAAAGGACCACCATATTTTTCATTCAATTTATCTTTGACAAGATGTGAACAACAAATGGCAGCCAACAATTTACCACCAAGATAATTAAAACCAAAAGGTTGTGTAGGTACAATAATGAAACCCATAATAGAAGATTGATTGAATCTTTTCATTACATCTTTATTAAGAGTGTCAAGTGGTTTGCCTAGAAATTCATTACGAGGCTTAGAGTTGATAGTAGGAGAACCCATACGAATAAATCCAACAATCTTGTTGGTGTTCTTTTCATAGACAATGTAACGTAAAGATTTTCCTGGTATAGAAGACTCTATGGCATGAGAAGTCACAACTTCCAAATAATACATGAAAGTTTCATTAGTAACTTCTCTACACTCAAAATCCATATCATTTGGATTTATAGAAAAATCTGAAAACATTTCATCTTGTGGACCCATGCCTGGAAGAGATGTGGGATAACTCTCCATTCTTTCTAATTTTACTTTTCGTAGATAATCATCAATTCTTCCGAAATTGGAAAAATAATCTACGAAAACATTAGCAGCATAGGTAGCATCTTCTGGAGATAGAATCAACTCTTATAATCCTTTGTAAAACCACCATCATGGCGTTTACTCAATTTATCAATATTTAATTGTACTACATCTTCTAGTGATATGTCAAGCCCTTCGCACGCTTGAATTACATACCACATAACATCACCAAGTTCAAGAATCATCTTGTCTCTTAGTTCGTCTGTAAGTTCTTTTCCATGGAAAGAAATCTTCTTTACATGGTCAGCAAACTCTCCTGCTTCACCAGTAAGACCTAGTGCAGCAGTTAGTAAGTGAGTAATCTTGACTTTATCTAACATGGAAAGTTCTTCCATGCGTCTTAGAAAAGATACGCGATTCTTACTATAATCACTGGTCACAGATAATACGAAATCATGATAATCATCACGCTGCACGTTGTTTTCTCCTTCTCTGTAATAGTCTTAAATCTTTCATTGCCTTATCTAGATGATACCGATTTGCTCGCTTACGGAAATCGTATCCTTCCATATGGTCATATTCGTGCTGGAATACTCTAGCCGTGAATCCTTCAAACGTAGCAGTATCTGTTTCACCATCAATTGTAGTCATACGAGCACGAATGGATGTGGGTCTCTTAATCTTAATATAAAGACCAGGAAAACTTAAACATCCTTCATCAAGTGTCATCGTATCATCTGAACGAAAAACAATCGTTGGATTGAATACTGGAATGATAGATTCTCGATTTGTAGGATCTCCCATTACGAATACTCGATAAGGAAGACCAATCTGATTTGCCGATAAACCCACGCCACGTCCTTTAATCATCGTATCTGCTAAGAGATTATATAACTCATGTGGATCCATCTGCGGATTTTCAAAATCAAATAGTTCAGTGGTCTTATATAACAATTCATTAGTAAACATTATATACTCCTAAGATAGTCTTGTCAACAACCTTGCAATATGATTTACGAATGGAAGCATAGAAAGTGCCATTACTAGATTGACACCAGTATGTGCCATAGCAATTTTAAGTGTATCGCCTTTTGGCATTCCATCAGATACCAGAAGTCCTGCAATCCAGATTGTACCCGTAGTACCAATATTGGCTCCAAGTACGGCAGCAATCGCTGCTGGTAGAGGGACTGCTCCTGATGCTACAAGAGCAATGATTGCTGTTGTACTAAGAGACGACGATTGCCAGAGAAGTGTCATAACAATACCGCCTAAGAACATCCATAACGGATTGTGAATAAAGTAGTTAAAATGTTCCATATTACCCATACTCTTCATACCACCACTGAACATCTTCAGCCCGATATAGAATACTACAATACCAACTAAAACAGTAATTACAGGGTTACCTAAGTCCATTTTCTTTACTCTCTTCCATAGTTTTTTAGATTCAGTCATTTATTTTATCCTCTAGTTTCTTCAACTCTTTTTTATAAAAATCAATCATTTGAGGAAACAATTCATTATCTGGATATTTTGTAGATTCAAATTCTAGAAT